CATTGGGAATTCCTGAGTACCATTCTTGTACTGGATCTTCCTATTCGTCTTGATACGACCCGAGACGACAGGATACTTCACATCGTTACCTGCGTCATCGGATTCAATATCAGGATTCTGGAGTCTAAACTCATAATGCTCATCCCAATTGGCTTGATGTCCATTTAAACTTGGACCTTCTATAGCCAAAACACTTGCATAATATGCTGCACAAGCTGGGTTCGTATCTATACATGGTGCAAGATTCTCAAGTGCAGCATAACATTGTGCATATGCAGACATAGCGTCTGAGTAATCATCAAACATACCGTTTCCATCTGCAGTGCCCGTAGACTGCATCTGCCTCTTAAGAGGATATACTATGAAATCCCGCAAGACATTAAAAGCAAACTTATCTACTGGTGCAACCATAAAGTTGCCCGAATTGTTTCCCGTTGATCCGTCCTTGATAAAGAGCTGACTGACAACGCCGGAATAAGATTCGGTAGAAGCGCCAACCTTATCCGTATAAATAATAATACGACATGCTTGGGCTGGCCAAGTGGCTGTACCATTCAGCTGAAACTTGTAATCCACATATTGTGAAAATACTGAATTACCGTCACGCTTACTAATTGTATCTCCTTGCAGAAGCGCGAGCCAATTCTGGCCGCGCTTGTCGTTTACACGACCATAACCGCCTGGAGTAGTAAGCGCGCCAGCATCGTGGTTAATGGTATCATTAGACCACCACATATGCTCACGCTTCTGTTCAGCCATACTTTTGATTGTTCTCAAAATGACTGAACGTCGGGTCTTCCTACCCGCAGCGCGCTTAGCGCTGCGGCTGCTTGGGGGTCCCCCCCAAGTGGATCGACCTCTCTTCATCGACATTCAACTTGCGTCGAACGTACGCTTGAAATGTATCAATTGGAACCGTGAACCAGTAGACAATGTATAAAAAACCTATCCAACAACGATTGGATAGAATTTTTGATAGTTGTAAAGCGTAAACGCTTGTTGCTACCTTTAAATATTCAAAGGTAGCAAGTAGCCAAGGTGGAGGTAATACTAAACTCCACCGTGGCTACCCTGGTTTCTTAAAATTTTTTCATGCCTCCCAAGAAACCAAGGTATTGGGACGCAAAGTATGGGGTTATGCGCGATGGCGTCAAACCCCCACCATCAAATACTAAAGCCAGATCCTGGCATGACGCCTTTGACAACTGGGCTCGCACGGAGTTGCAGCCCACACTAAAAAAGTTACTTGCAAACGCCATAATAAAGGACAAGCCTAATGAGCGAAAGAAGCAACAAGCACAAATGATTGCAAATTTGCGCAAGGGAAAATACCCTTCCAGGGCATCTTATAGCAAGCATCAGAAAAAATAATCGGCGCAAGCGCGGATTTCTCCTTTTTACAATCGTATATTTTGAATAAAATAAGAAACCACATTTTTCACGGTCTTTGTCCCTTTTTCGATGATGAGCACACTGGTCAAATTTGACCAGCTGGGGTCGGTTTCCCAGCTAAGAAACCGCGAAGGGTCATTTTGACCCTTCGTTTTAGTCAACTCCCCATAAAAACCGGAAAAAATTTTTTCACGGTTTTCCAACTTTCCCAAGAAGAAAAAAGGGATGCCAGCCAAGCAAGCCTTCAACATGCCCTTCACCGCTTACGGTTACGGTGCCGAGGACATTGAGTGGCAACCGGATCACATGAAGTACCTCCTGTACGGCAGGGAAACGTGTCCCACAACCGGCAAAGAGCATCTCCAGGGATACGTCCAGTTCAAAAAGAAACAGACCATTGCGGGCGCCAAAAAGATTTTCGGCGATAATACAATTCACTTTGAGTTCGCAAAGGGGGACTACGAAGAAAATTATAAGTACTGTACGAAGACACGGGAGTGCGATGAAGTTCCTAACGTTTTCTTCGAGAGGGGAGAACCCACACGCAAGAAGGGTCAGAGAAATGACCTTCAAGAGGTTCTCCGTAGGATTGAGGCGGGAAATGATCTCAGAGATCTCATGTTCGACCACGAGGTATGTGATACCGTGGCCAGATGCATGCCATTCGTACGACAGGCGTGTGCTGACTTCAAAGCCAACAAAGGACTTAATGCCATTAAGTCCAGAATGGCAAACGTGCAGCTCCGCAGCTGGCAGCTGGGACTGCTTTCAGTTGTCAACGGAGAGCCAGACAACCGATCCGTTTATTGGTTCTGGGACGCGAAGGGGAACACAGGAAAATCCTTCATGGTTGATTACCTTCTAGCCAACAAGGGAGCTATCGTGTTCACACACGGAAAAATGCATGACATAGCTCATGCCTACAACTATCAAAAAGTGGTTTGTTTCGATCTTGCACGCACACAGGAAGAGAAACTCGACGCCGTGTACATGGCGCTTGAATGCTTCAAGAACGGACGCATGTTCAGCGGCAAATACGAGTCTACGACGAAAACGTTTGAAATCCCACATGTGATCGTTTTCGCGAATTTCGCGCCGGACAAAACAAAGCTAAGCGAGGATAGGTGGAAGATTACTCAGATTGTGACTGTTTAATAAACTTTATTAAAAGTCCTTAAAATAGTGACAAATTTCACCATCAACACGAAGAATCGTGTCAGTAGTTGCTGCCCCGGGGTCAGCATAAGGAATAAAAGCTACTTGAAGCTTATCCTTTGAACTCATTGGGAATTCCTGAGTACCATTCTTGTACTGGATCTTCCTATTCGTCTTGATACGACCCGAGACGACAGGATACTTCACATCGTTACCTGCGTCATCGGATTCAATATCAGGATTCTGGAGTCTA